GGTGTCTCTGGCCTGCATCTCCTGCTTGTTTTGCTCTAGCTGAATATCACGCTGTATTTCACGCTGTTGCAATTGATCGGCCAGTTGTGCCTTGAGCTGTTCCGTCTGTTGAGCGCCTTGCAGCTTCATCTGCTCGATCTGCAACGGCAGCGGCACTTGCGGTTGTTGCGGAGGCGCTTTGTCCGGGTCCTGAATGAAGTTCTGAATGTCCTTGAAACCGGCGTTTTCTACCAGCTTGGCCTGGGCGTTGTAGATATGCTTGGGTGTTGCCAGACCCAGTGCGAGCCCCGATTGCTGCATCTGCAAAATCATCATCAACTGCTGGGCCTTTTGCTGTGTGTCTCCGGTTCCCAGACCGACGTTGACCGTCATGTCGTACTGGTCGCGCCATTCGTTCGGGTCATACTCGATAAACTCGTCACGCAGCCGGAACGCCAGCTTTTCCATGCCGCCTTCGGTCAACAGTTTCAAAATCCCACGGAAAATGGGCTTGAGCAGCGTCTCGGCGGCGATGCGTGCGATCAATTCAATGCGTTGCGCTGCGGCGCTGGCGTCGATCTGCCGACCGGTGGCGGTGTTGTTGAGTGAGTCCGGGTTCAACCCCTGGCTGGTGCGACTGACGCCGGTCCGGGTCTCGCGCATCTGCTCCACATATTCGAGCATCGGCATGGATGCGCCAGCGCTGAAGGGCGTTACCTGCTCGGTGACTGCATTGGCGTCGCGCTGCCTGATAATGCCGCCGGCACGGCTGTCAAGCAGGTCATCAATGTTGGCAAGCGGGCTCCAATTGGCATCCGTCAGCACCTTGGTGCGCGGATTGTTTGTCAGGTACAGGTTGTTCAGGGTCTGCCGCAACAATTCGGTGTGCAGCTTTTGCAGGTCTGACACCACATCGGACATGCTCATGCCGTCCCAGCGATGCGTGTTCAATATTGGGCTGAATGTAGCAATCGGGACGTGGCTGCAAACCTCGGTCTTGAGGATTTTGTCCCGCAGCCGATAAACGCAAATCCGCTCTGCAATGCCATCGCCATCGACATCGGCCAGAATGTACTCCAGCCGCAGCCAGCCCTCGGCCATAGAGTCGTCGTCAGTTTGCTCATCGTAGCGATGTTCACTAAATAGCGCGTCGGCCTGATTGACTTTACTAAGTCGAAACGATGCGTCGGCGCTGTAGTCAGACTGGTCGCTGGCGCGCAGCTCCATGGCCGTGACGTCTTTAAAGCCCATCAGCTTGACATCGCTCAGGCTGACCAGCATCATGCGGGCCACATACGGGCACTCGTCAAGCAGCGGACTTGTCCAGTCGCGAGCTACCAGTAAATCTTCAGGAGCAAAGGATTCGACCTTGATGACGGTTTTTTTCTCTGTCATCTTGATCCTGCCGTTGTAGCCCATCATCGGCTGGCCGGTCATTGGGTCAATCTGCGGCTGGCCCTGCTGGTCTAATATTGGCGCGGGTGTTGACTCCTGGATTTGCGCGTCTTCGCCCTGCATCAACATGGCGATCATCTCCTCAGAGGCACCTTTAAACGGGATGGTTGAAACCGTCTCTACCGTCTCTTTGCGCCACATGGTCGCACTGTTTTTTACCGTGAGCGCATCCTTGAAAGCCGTGTACAGGATCAGAAATCCGTTGTTTTGCTTGAAAAACACGTAGTTGCAGGTGTCGGTCGCCTGCTCGGCACCCTTGACATCGCTCTCGCGCGTCGGATCGAAAGATACGGCCTTGTCGGTGCTTGAAAATATTTTAAGAAGCACCGGTAGTATCCACTCCACGGTATCCTGTATGTCGCTGGCGACAATATGGCTCCAGCCGTCCTCCTCGTTGCCATAGGGCAGGCGATGGTATTCACGCATTGACAGCTCGCGCTCGGTGCCAAGCTGACCATGCACGTAAGTCGCTGCTGAATTTTCATGGCGCTGCAAGATATCAAGCAGGTCTTCATCCGTCATTTTTTTCATGTTTTGCAGTCCATTTTCATTACGCGATGTACCGTCCCTGTTTGTATTTGATCGCCTGCGCTTGCGGGCTGGCAGCGCCCACCGCGTCATATACAATTGCCATCAAGCCAAAGGCATCAGCGCCATGGCTTGACCAGTCATGCTCAGGGCCAAGCCCGACATTCCGGTTTTCATCAATCTTTTCGTGGTACCAGCCGACGGCATCAATCCCGGCCTGCGTTGTTGCTTCGTTGAACCACATCTGCGGAAAGGCACGTCTGGCGCATTCAACCCGGGCCATTGCCGCGCCCTTGCCCTGATTTGGCACGACCTCGACCGCATAGCCGGCATCGGTCAGGGCGCTCTTGTACGACACGTCATAGACCTTGTCGTTGGTGTTGCCGTCATGCGGCAGCCAGATCGTGAGCTTGTCGCTTGTGTAGCCCTGCTGCCTCAGCCAGTTGAGGTGCGTTGCCAGTGGCTGGCCTTGCGCCTCGTAGTAATTGAGTACCCGGATTTCCTTGCCGATAAACTGGGCGATCCAAATCGCGAATGCGTCTGCATTGCGTCCGGTGCCGCCAATATCCACAAAGGCCCTCAGGCTCATCAGTGGATCGGCACCTACCCGGCCAATGCGTCCCTCGGCTTTTGCCTGTGTCAGGTGCTTGGCGAAGTAGGCGCCGGTCATGACTTCAAGGAAACCGCCTTCCCAGACGTGCTCGTAACTGTCAGGGCGTTCTCTCTGGTCTTTGATTCGGGTGCGCTCCAGCAAGTCTGGGAACCACGGATTGTCGCGCCAGTTCATCTCCACGATCATCGTGCGCGGGTCTTTTGTGTCCCGAAATCGCTGGTGTGTTGCGCTGTTCTTGCGCTTTGGGTTCCACGTTACCCAAAGCTCGCTATCAACCTCACGCAACGTCGGTATCAGAGTCATCCACGCCTCTTCGGTCACATCCTCGGCTTCATCGACCCAGCACAGCAGGATTCTTGCCTTTGACTTGATGCTGTTGATGTTGCGATCCAGCCCGCTGAATCCGTAGTTGATCCGTTTGTCCCTGGTGCGTATGTATTTGTCGCCAATGTCGTAATGCGCTTCCAGCCATGGCTCTGAGCGTATCGCCGCCTTGATCTCTTCAAGACTGGATTCGTCCAGGCTGTTCATGTACTGCCTGCCACAAAGAATCAGCCCCTCGCGCTTGGCTTTGCTCCAGATATAGCCGCGAACCGCCGTCATCTTGGCAAAGGTGCGCGTCTTTCCTGAACCACGGCCACCGTAGGAGCCTCTGACATCAAGTGCATCACGGTCGAACAGCTCAAGCAGCTTGGGCGGAATCTCGACTTGTGCTTTAGCCATGAAGCGACGGCGCAATCAGCTCTACAGTGGTTATTGTTTCAAGCGGGCCACCATTTACGCCAGACAACTCGACGCTGGACAGTTTTGCGTGGACGTAAGGCGCGGCTGCAGTAGCTGCCGCCATACGCATACGCTCGTCGCTACTATTGCGCATCACATCAAGCATGTACTCAAGTGGCGTGATCCCGGTTTGCTGAGCCATGGCTTGCGTCTCTACCGTACGCCTGTTTGGCTCGCCCTTCTTGCGTCCTGCCCCGGCGCGCTTACCGCCCCTTGATTTGATTGATTGTTTTTCAACCATGGTTGATTCCTTCGGGGCCTTACGACTTGTCCGTGCCTGTGCGTTCAGGCTACACAAATAAAAAAGCCCGCCTTAGCGAGCAAACTGCATTGCAGCAGCGGAGAATGATGGGCAGGCCGGACAAAGCGCGATGCCTTGTCCGGCTGTGCCTGTCTGCGGTTTGCTCACCACGGATAGAGCCAGCGGTGCCTACTGCTGCATAGAGAGTGGCGGCAGATCGAGCGCTTGCTGGGTTTGAAAAGAGGCCAGCTTATGGCGCTGTGCCATGCCACATGCGGACTGATCCGCAAATAAAAGCCGCCGCCGAGAATCCCCAGCGGGGCAAAACTGTATAAACGGCAAAGCTCAGGCGCTTGCGAGCTTGGGTGGTAAGTGGTAAGTGGCGCTTACCACCTTAATTTGGCGCCAGGACGCTTTCACCCGGCGGCGTTGTCTGGCCTTACCCAGCTTGTTTGATGGCGCTCTGGTTTTCACAGAGTCTAACGGGCTCAGCACCCTCTCTTTTCAGCAGGTCGCAGCTTGCAGGCTATCAAAATTTTGGAGGCACCCATCCATTGGCAGTGCCCTCTACTCTTTTTAGGCCCGACCCGGGCCATTTATCAGGTGCGCCATTATAACCATGCATTTACTGCAAGTCAAGCGAGATTTTGCGCATCGCCAATACCCCGGCGGCGGCCTGGGTGCGCTCGATCTCCCGCGCAAGGTAGCGCGCAAGCTCCCGCCAGTCTGGCCGGAAACTCTTATCAAAAAGCAGCTTTCCAGTCCCGCGGCAATGTTTGCACTGGTTTGCACTCAGGCTGGGCACGCCCGGGATCAGCTCATAGCCTGTGCCTCCGCATGGCTGGCAGGCGCCATCCCGATACCACGCCAGCACGGCTTTTGCCAGATCATTGGACTGCACCCGGGTAATTCTGGTGCGTAGCTTAAAACTGCGCTCAAACGCCATGCAGGATAATATCTCGACCACATCGCCCCGGCTGCCTCCAGCAAGCATACGTGCCAGTGCAATCCCGAGCGGCTCGTATTTTGCAGCCATCCCTGCCGCGGTAATTACATCTACGTCGGAAAGGTTGGTTTTGGTCTCTGATTTTAGGTTTGAGGAGTTGATGGCCGAGCTGTAGCGGTCTATTATCTTCAAAATGTCTCCCTTTTGGTTTCAAAAAGCTCGCAGCGGATGCCATAGACACGCCTCTTGTATGCGCAGGCATGCCACGTCTCGCCCCTGAAATCGATTGACTGGTGGTGTATGCAGTCGCCGCAGGCTTTGGCCTTGCGTAGCGAGTCTTCCTGTTTGCGGATGGCAACCTTTTCCGGGTCACCAAATTCCCATGCATCCAGCGTCACCTCCACACCTCCTGCAAGTGATGGGTTTTGTAGATTGGCTTATCCTCGGCAATGGCACGCCAATCTTTAACAACCGCCCATTTTTTGAGCTTGCCCGATCTATCGACCGTCATCAAACCCCGCCCCACTGCCCGGGTGCAATAGGTCTCAACGTCCTGGATCAAGCTGCCGGGTGGTGCAAGCTCAAATATCTGGCGTGCCGTGCAGGGGCCTAGCTGCTCCACAATTGCACAAAATTGGGGTATCTTTTTGCCGTAGAGCTTTGCCATTGATTACTCCTTTTTTGATAGCAAAAGTTGAACGTCTGCCAGTAGATCGGCCTCGGTGAATCCGTAGTGCTGCGGGAAGGCTTTGGTGCCCATACCATGGATTCCGGTTGTGCCGACGTGGTGCTCGAAGAGGACCGTCCGGTTGTCGAGGCCCTGGTGTGTGGCCGATGGCGCGCCAAAGCCGAAGACCGCGGCTTGGAGGACCTCGAACCGGTCGCGCGCCGCGGGCTCTGCG